ATCGTCTCCATCAATGTCTGTAACTAGTCCACAATATGCTTTGATGCCGCTGTTTGAGCCATAGATTACGCTACCAACAAAATTTGCAACTGCAACCGTGCTACCATTGTAGGTAGGTTGAAGTTTAACGAAACTTAAATTTAAGTCTAGATTTTGTTCGCAACCATCGACTAATGCGCCTTGCTTGAAAAAATATTCAGCAAAGCGTCTAGTCTGCACTTGTTGAAGAGTTTGTGCTTGGGTGAGTTCTCTAGCCTGAACAGCACGTCCGGGACGATAGAGAACTCTTACAAACTTTTTATCTTCATCATAATCATCAAAGTATGGACTGGTGTTTAAGTCTATACCACCAGGGTTTGTATTTGCCATTTATTTTTCAAGCCTACGTTTTTTTAAATTAGAATTGAATGATTAGTTTAACGTCTTCAATTTGGTCAGCCGCTCTAGAGATTGGCACACGATTTTCGACATAGATAATGTCGCCTGTGTATGGCTGTAAGCCTGGAGTTGTGATAACTGCAATTGTTCCTGAAGCACCAGATGTTCCACCAGAAACGCTTGCTGTGTTAGCAAATGGTAAGTGTACTGGCAATGTAGTAAACAAGTTTGGTGTTGTAAATTCAACAACAGATGCTGTGTTTGAACCACTAGTGATAGTTTCGTCTAGTGTAAACGTGCCAGATATTGAAGACAATTGATACTTGAATGATTGTCTAAAAGAAGAAGCAACCGCTCTAGTAGTTGTGCCATACAAATATGGATCACGAACAATACCAACTTGACGGAATTCGTTAGCTGTAGAGAATGTATTAGATTCAGTACCATCTAAACGAACGTTAATCATAATGTACTTACCACCGAGTTCTTCAACTGCATTAGCACCATGACCACCTTTTGGTGAAATGATTGCTGTAGCGGCAGCGGCGCCAGATGCAAATGTAACAGATGCTCTTGTGTAACCTGTACCAGCCGCTGTAATTGTGACTGCTGTAACTACACCAGCAGTAATTGTTGAGTTAGCTGTAGCACCAGTTCCGTCACCAGTAATAGTAACTGCTGGAGCGGAGCCATAAGCGGAACCACCTGATGTAACTTTAACAACGTGTAGACCACCATCAACTGCGGCCGCTTGAACGTCCCACTGGTCTGTACCATCATCACCATCTAATGTTTGAACTGGAATGTAATCATTCGTCAAGAATTTCAACGCTTTAGCAGTCGTAACTGTATACATGTATTTCCACACGTAGCTGTCTGCTGTCGTAAATGGTGATGTGCTTACGCCTGTTGGCTTTGTAGTAGAAGCCGCACCACCTGCATTCCACAAGCACTTATAAACGTTATAGTCTTCTGTCATCACATAGAAAGAATCAGACTCAATTAAATTTGTATCTGCATCGTCATAGTATGTGTATACCGTACCAGAAGTCCAATCGTATCTTGGAACTGCGTGTGTTACGTCTGCTGTAGTAATGCGCTTTGCGGCATACATATCACGCCATGGAGTATATTCAACGTTAGCTGTCGAATTTACTGGTGTTGGTGGTGCATTATCGTCTGGAAATGCTGTGTTTTTGCCGATGAACAAATACATAATGGTATTTGCTGTTTCAGAAAATGCTTCTGCGAATTGCTGTGCATTGTGTACTCTGAATTTTGTAGTTACAATTGATGCCATGTGGTTTTCTCCTTTTGAATACTGTACTTAAAGTTGTTTTTCATTTACTTATTTATACAAAGTTTTTTGTTATTTTGTGAATTCTACGATTGTCTACCATTATTTAGGTTGAAATTTTGTATCCAATAACGCTTGAATATGCCGTAGAGGGCGCAGTAGTTGTTGTCATAAATGTAGCATTCGCAACCGCCTCTACAGTAAACAATTCACTATTGGCTAGTAAAGTGTTACCTGAACTAAAATTAGAAATTAAGTTAGTTCCAACGCCCAAAACTGTATTTACTGTTGATTCAAATGTTTTATTTTGAACATAAGACAGCAAGGCTGAAGAATATTCATTTAATGTTAAACTGCTATATGTTGTATTTCCAGATGATATGGTACCGGCTATAGCATTATATATTGTGACAGAACCCGTGTCAAAATCAACTATGCTATTTGCATTCGAATTAATTTGTCTAGAATATTTAGACCTGAATATATCTTGTGGTGCGGGAAGAGATGCTTGCCCATCAGCAAATGGAGATGGAGATGCTTTAATTGTTAAGTCATTTGTTGTATCATAGTATGTTTCAAAACCATATGATGAAACATCTCCTATAATTGTTGACGCTAAATCAGATAATAATATTTCACCATAAGTTCGATATTTAAATCCAGATGCAATGTAACCAACAACAACATTTTGATTTGTAGACAACGAGGATAAATCAACAGGTGTTGAAGTTATAATCTTATTATATTGCTGATATGAATTTGGATAATTCTTAATCACACCATTAAATGTGGTTTGACCAAAAGTTGTATTGCCTGATTCATACGAACTTTGAGGGGTTATAGATTCAAATGTTTGTCCAGAAACATCATCAATTATTGCATTACCAAAACGCAATTCATACAATGAAATTAAGTTTTGTGCAGATGCAAATTTTTGCGGTAGAATTGAAGATGCCGCAACTGAAACGTCAACTACACTTGGCGTTGGAGATACAATTACAACATATTCACCATACGTGTTCAAATCTGATAATGTAACAAAAACTGGTAACTCACGATTCATTACAGTTGACATTGATACGCCAACATCATTAAGTGTAAGTTGAATTGGAATTTCAGGTTTAACTATTAACGATTCTGTAGTGACAATAGATTCTAAAAGTGGTATAGTTCCGCTAACCGCAAATGTTTCGTATTTAAGTTTTGATGTAATTCCTGATACCGAAATGTCAAGTGTATCCTCGACATACAAATTCATAATCGATTGATACGCAGGATTTTCTCCGTATAAATCGCTGAATCTAACATTTTGTATTGCTGAAATTGGAGTGACAGACCAATCATCACCATAAACACCAAATGGTGTCAAAGGTAAATTGTCGTATATATTATATCCATATCCAGGCAATGTGTCTACGTGCCCAATAACAAATTTTGTTGTTGGTAATGTTGCAGATGTTGAAGTTACATTAATTTCAAATGGAGTTTGAATAACAAAAGAATTTCTTGCAACCCCTTCATTAACCTTAACAGCAACATCAGTAATTCCAGTTTCTTCATCTCCTTCAGGCACTAAATGAACAACATATTCTTGAATATTCAAGTCTGTATTGACATTAATGACATCAGATTCAACTTTAATTGTCCATCTAACACTAGAATATTCAAACTGGCCACCAACAGTAAGATGGGTAAACATCTGAATGAGTATTCTTTGTACTTCTTCATTATTAATCAACTCGGCAGGAACACTGAGATTGTTGAGAATACTAATCTCACCAAAGTATATGAGACCAGCGGGGTGAATGATTGATTTTAATGTATCCGAATACGTTTGAAAAGTTAATCCACTCTTGATAACATAAGAATAATCTTGATAGTAGTATGAGTCTTGAATAATCTTGTAATCGACTTTACCATCATCATCTAACCAAACACCTTCTTTAATTCCAAGACCCGAAATGACTGGACTTAATATTGCATTGCCATCACCAACAGCAGATGCCGATGCATTTGCCGCACTATAATTGATACCAAAATTTGTAATTTCAACAGCACGAATAGAACCAATACCTGTGATGTTGTTTGATGTGTCAACAGTAACGTTTGCACTCTTACCTTGAATGTTTGTTGCAATTAGATTTGCACTAGATCCAGTTGTCGTAGAAATTGAGATTGAAGGTAGATTTGCAGAACTATATCCAGTACCAAAGTTAGTTAACTCAATACGTTTGATTGGACCTTTTACTAACCAATCTTCATTCTTAATAATGTCGTAGTAACTACCATCGGCTTTCATTTGGAAACCGTCTTCAAACAGAAGGTCGAATGTTGTTGACTCTACAACAGATGCAATTTGGCCGGCTGCATTTGCGCCAGCCCCACCAGTAAACACCAATGTGTTTCCGACACCATAATTAGAACCAGCATTATTGATTGTGATTAACTTATCGGACAACAACCCCAAGGATGCAATTGTTGTGTCTTGTAGCGTGATAGAAGGTTTCTTAAAATAACCTTCACCTCTACTGATAATAGAAACCTGAGATACTTCACCAACAGTATATGTGTTTGCGCCAGACGTTACGCTGTATGTATTTGCTAATTCTGTAACTTTAACAATAAGTCCTGAACCGCCAGTGCCACTATTGTCAATGGTTGCGGCAGTATTTAATTGATAGCCATGTCCAATTGTATTTACAGTTAATGCACTAATAGGAGATTCTTTAATAGAGGAGACTTTAGCTTGCGCTTCAGATCCATCACCAGAAATGGTAATAACGTCTCCATCTTCATATCCAGAACCACCATCAACAATCGTTACGCCCGATATGATACCATAAATTGTTGTGACAAGATTATCATCGTCAATGTCAACAATACTTTCGCCAGCAGTAAAAGTACCGCTGACAAGTTTAAGTGTCATCTCAGCAACTTCTCTAGAGCCAATAAAGAATTTTTTAATGTCAACTACGTTCGCAAGAAATCCTGAAGATTGTCCACGAATTGTTTTATTTAAGAATAAGAAAATATCTCTGTCATATGTTGCGCCTAGAGAATCGGTACCAGTCGCAACAGCAATTGTTCTGATAATTTGAGTCTTTTCAAAATTACCATCAGATACACGTAGAACGTCAGTTCCAGGATAGTAAAAATCAATATCCTCATCGTATAAAAGTTTGAATAGAAATCTATATGACTGCTCATTACTCTTTGATTCATAAAAATCTTTGAAGTATTGTGCTACAAGTCTTTTGTCGCCATAATATGTTGAAGGTATGCTAGGATACAATTCTTCCCTGAGATAATCAACGTATTTGTCAACAGATGTTTCTAGCGTTTTATAGTTTAGAACATTTCCTGTGGCACGTCCTACGTTATCTTTAGTGATATTGATAGTTGCGGTTGCGTTTGAAGTCTGCCCATCAACAACTTCACTATAATCAAATACAGTTCTTGTTGTTAACTTAACAATGATAGAATTCGTTTTGACTTCTTTGACAATCGCAGTTGCGCCAGATGTTGCACCTTCAACTGTTTCTCCAACCACAAACGTTCCAGTTTTACTAGTTAACGTTAGAGTTGTTGATTGCATCCATTCATAGTAGGCTTGCATGAACAGCAAGAATCTTTCCGTATCAACGGAAGAATTCTCACCAACAAATGAGCCTACATTTAATGACGGCTTGAAAAATGCATCATTCATTTTTATCTATTGACCAAGCTAATTGATTTATCGTCAAGCATTGTAACTGAAATATCATCATCTCTAATAGAAATGATTTGGCTTCTTAATGGAAGAATATCTTTATCTTGCGGTACTGCTGTAACTTTCAATGTTGTACTGCCATCGTTAAACGCAGTTGGCGCAAAGTTTGTTAAGATAATCTTACCAGTCGTGTAGTTGATTGTTCCCGCATTGATAGAAACCGCAATGTTGTCCAAACCCGAAACTCGGTAAATACGAATGACACCATTGTTATCTTCTAAAAAGCAGTTTGAAAAACCACCGAGGGTAAATGCGTTTGATGTTAATTTATTTCCAACGCCATACGCTGAAGTTGTTGGTCTTCCATTTGTTGCATTATCGATTGCATTTGAAAAACTAATTTCATATCGTGCGCCGACACCCAATTGAACGTCAACTTCTTTTCTCATTTGTGCTGACATGACGTTACTTAGAATTGATCTTTCAGTCGTATCAATTAATCTAGATAATTTTGAATACCTAAAATACTTTGAGAATTGATTAATTTCATCTGTGTTATATGTCTTAATTGTATTGATTACAAGTTGTTTAATTTCAGCTGGACTCATAATTGTAGAATCTGATAGGTACTTTACTGTTGCATCTATAATGATGTATGTGTACTCGGGATCAACAATTTCTGATGTTACTGTTAAAATCTTTTTAGGATTGATTACGGAATTAATTAAGTTTAATTTTTCAGTCGCAGTTAATACATCACCGACTTTAGGCTTGACTGCAATGAATACTCTACCATATGTTGGTGGATCATTGTCTTCACCACCCCAAACAACGCAAGAATCTACTGTTGCTTGCTGTAGCATTAGAGTTTTATAGTCATCGGCTGTCACGACACGATTCTGTGCTTCATATGATTTTGGAGCATTGAATTTAATTTGATTGATAGATTCTCTGTCTGCACCGCCTGCGGCTGGATCAGTCGAAACAAAAGTAATTCCTGTTACGCCAGCAATTGCGTCAGCATATGTTAACGTTTGAATGTCATTTGCCAAAGTTCCATTAGACACAATATATTCAAGCACAACAATATTGCCAGCATCTAATGCAACGCCAAATACATCATCGCCAAATTTAATTTCATATTGTTCGTCTTCAACTTCTTCTATGTAATACACTCTAGTTGTAGAAGCAACTTCAACTAAGCTAGTTACTTTAGAGAATGTTCTTACTGTACTGTCTACAGAAGAATTCAAAACGCTAACAGTCAAAGTTGCAGTATCAACATTTTTATTTGGAATTAAAAATCTTTGGTCTGGATCATTTAAGTTTACAGTATATCTTCTATTGATATAACGCCCCTCTTTAAGCGACATAGCCGAACTATACACACCACTCACTGGCGTGATAATTACAGAAGTGGTATTCAAGAAGTTATATGATACTCCGTCAACAGAACCCGTGAAAGAAGTGTACGCTGGAATAGTAACGTTAGTTGGAGAACCGGTGACTGTTACCGTTGCAGTTCCGCTAATAGATGCAGATGTGACTGAACGTGGCGTATAGTTTAATGACTTAGCCAAGTTGACAACTGAATTTCTTTTTTGTGCTGTTGGCAAGAATGCTTCAGCCGCTACCATGTTCAGGTAGAATGAATTGTAATATGTGTTATATGCCAACAAGTCCAATAGAACATTAAGTCCAGCCCCTTCAAAGTTATAGTCTCTGAATTGATCCTGTGCTTGCAGATAAGATTTAAAATTAGTTTTTATTCCTTGAAAATCTAACGCATCTAGTTTTAAATTATTGTCCGATGCCATTATGCTATCCTTTTGACTGTTGTCGTTATACTTGAAATTATATTCGTATTTTTTATTCTATACTGAATTTGTAAATAAATTCCATCATCACTAAACGTTGGTAGAACTTCAATAACATCAATTCTGGATTCATAATTTGTAAGTGCGTCATACACACTATCTTTTATACTATTTTTAGTAAAAACATCTGGATTAGCAAATAAAAAATTGTTAATTGTGCATCCGTATTCTGGATAGAATGGTTTTCTACCTCTAGGAGTTGTAATCAGATTTATTATTGAACGCTTAATGGCTAAATCATCTACAATAGGACGTACATCACCACTCACAGGATGAGGGGTGAAATCTAATGAAAGGTCTTTGTAAAAATTTAAAGTAGCCATTTTTTTCTTTTATTTATGTTGTTTATTCTGCCGTTTTAGAGTCTTGTATTTCTTTTCTACGTTCTTTTGCGGCTTTGGTAAACTCTGCTAATGCTTTTCTTGCTCTAGTACCAGCCGCTTTGTTTCCCTTGTTTTCAAATTTATCATTCTCTGCGAGATATGATTCAAATAAATTTACTAAGTTTTCGTGATTTGTCATTATTATTTCCTTATAAAATGTTGACTTTTGCTTGACAGTATGCTATATTACTGTGTAGACTGTGATTTTAGATATTTGTTATAACTGTGATTGATGTATTGGGTACTA